CAAGAGTCCGGGTCCAGTAGACGATGGAAGGTACATTTCTCGCAATGATACTTCCATCCTGCGCAGCACAGATACTCGTAAGAGTCGATTAACACTGAGAATGTTAAACGATATACGCAAAGCTGCCGAAGCCCACGACAAAGAAAAGAAAGAAGAACTCGGCCTAGTCCGTAAAATGTATGCCGCTCCGCCTCCTGAGGCTGCGGTATAATAACATACTAGATAAAGTTTCTGTCTCAAAACTAAATATTTTAGACAAAAACACATCAATACAGATTAAAAATCTGCCTTCTTGCGTCAAGAACGATCCGTTTTTGGCCTATTTCGCATAAGTATTGTAGATCGGCTGTAAATACAGGTACATTATTGCCGCAACTACTTTAAGGAGAACATGCGATGTCAACCAAATTTGAACAATTGCTAGATTACCTCGTCAACGAGGAAATGGATAGAGCTAACGAACTATTCCACGAAATCGTTGTTGAGAAGTCTCGCGAAATTTACGAAAACTTAATTTCTGAAGAAGAAGACGAAAATCTTGACGTGGAAGAAAATGTCGAAGACGACGCCGACGACATGGAAGAAGGAGTCGAAGACGACGCCGACGACATGGAAGAAGGAGTCGATGACGACACTGATGAATCAGTTGATCTAGAAGACAGCTATATGATGGACGCTGATGACGAAACTGGCGACGATACAGACGACTTCGGTGGAAAAATTAGTGCTTCCGGCGACAACTTTGATGCCCCTGCTGATAGCATGGATGGAGAAGAAGAAGACGAAGAAAGCGCAATCTTTAGTATCAAGAACGCAATTGCCGAACTAGAAGCAGCGTTTGCTGATCTAGAAGCTGCAAAAGGTGGCGACATGGGTGGTAGCGACATGGGCGGTAGCGACATGGGCGGTAAATTTGGCGACGAAAAAGACGGCGACAAAGAAGACGACATGATGGGTCTACGCGAGTATCGTGAAACTGTTTCAGGTGGTCACGGTGCTGAGAAGAAAGGTGCTGCTGAAGGCGGTATCGCTGGTGCTAACACTGGTGAGAAGATGCCTGGCGCAGGCGCAACTAAGAGCCCAATTAGCTCTGGTTCTGGCAAGCCAACAAGCAACGCACGTCCAATTTCTAGCAAAGACGGCAGCGTCGGTTCTAACACTGGTACTAGTCCAAGCAAGCACATGAAGGGTATTAACCCTGAATCTGGTGAGAAGTTTGCTAAAGGCATTCACAATGTTGACGGAGCCAAGAGCGGTGTTAAGACACTAAGCAAGGTTGCTAGCGGTCACGGTGCTGAAAAGCGCGGCGGCGGTGAAGGTCGAGCAGCAGGAGCAGGCACTGGTGAAAACAGTGTCAAGGGCGCTACTCATACTACAAGTTTGTTAAAAAAACTATAATTAGAGATCCGGGATGAAAATAAGTTACTTAAGAGAACAACTTAGCTTCGACCAATCTGGTATCGTCTTAGAAAGCGATGACAAGGATGGCAAGAGTCTTTACCTAAAAGGTATTGCTATCCAAGGTGGCATTCGTAATGCCAACGGTCGCGTTTACCCTGTCAATGAAATTGAACGTGCGGTAAAAACTCTAAACGATCAAATTCAGAACGGTTACAGTGTTCTAGGCGAAGTAGATCATCCGGACGATCTTAAAGTGAATTTGGACCGTGTATCCCATATGATTACTCAGATGTGGATGGAGGGTCCTAATGGTTATGGTAAGATGAAAGTCCTACCTACGCCAATGGGCAATTTAATCCGCACCATGCTCGAAAGTGGAGTAAAACTTGGTGTCAGTTCTCGTGGTAGCGGTAATGTCAGTGACGTTAACGGCCAAGTATCTGATTTTGAGATTATTACTGTGGACATTGTTGCCCAACCAAGCGCCCCTGGTGCTTATCCTACACCCGTGTATGAACATTTAATGAACACACGCGGCGGTATGAAAGCTCATACGGTTGCTACAGAAGTGAAAGAAGATCCAAAGGCCCAGAAATACCTGCAAGAATCCCTCTTGCAGATTATTAAAGGTCTAAAATAAGCCCGAGGAGAAATAGATGTTGGACGCATTCAAACAATTAGTTGAATCCGGCGTACTGTCGGAAGAGACAAAGGGTGTTGTTGAGGCAGCATTCGATCAAAAGATTCAAGAGAATCGCGACCAAGTCACCGCTGAACTTCGTGAAGAGTTTGCTCAAAAATACAGTCATGATAAGACTGTTATGGTTGAAGCAATCGACAAGATGTTAAGCGACAGATTGGCCGCCGAAATGGCCGAGTTGTACGAAGACAAAAAAGCTCTAGCAGAAGCTAAGGTAGCATATCAACAAAAGATTGCCACTGACAGTAAAAAGCTAGAAGGATTTGTTATCAAGCAATTAGGTAAAGAATTGGTTGAGTTCCAGAATGACCGTCAGAAAGTCACTGGAAACTTCCAGAAGTTAGAGAGTTTTGTAGTACATGCTCTAGCTAAAGAAATCTCTGAATTTGCCGTAGACAAGCGTGACCTAGCTGAAACAAAAGTTAAGTTAGTCCGTGAAGCTAAGAGCAAGTTTGGTGAAATTCGCCAAGCATTCATTCAACGAAGTGCTAAGGTTGTTGAAAACGCAGTTACTAAGAAATTAACATCTGAAATCAAGCAATTGAAAGAAGATATCGAAAGTGCTCGTAACAACGATTTTGGTCGTCGAATTTATGAATCATTCGCACAAGAATTCAGTGCTAGCTTCTTGAATGAGAAATCTGAAACAAGTAAATTGTTAAAGATCATTCAGAAGAAAGAACAAGAACTTGCCGAAGCACAACAAGTAGTTGCCGAAAAGCATCAACTTGCTGAGTCTGTACAGCGTGAACTCCGTGTCCAAAAAGACCTAATGGAGAGAAAGTCTGTTATGGCAGAAATGTTAGCACCCCTAAGTGCTGACAAAAGAGAGATCATGCATGAGCTATTAGAAAGTGTTCAAACACCAAAGCTAGCAAACGCATTTGACAAATACCTACCCGCAGTAATGGACGGTGCAAAGCGAGTTGCCCCTAAGAAGGCTATGTTAGCTGAAAGCACAGAAATTACCGGCAATCGCGAAGCAAAGCCAGAGGTAGGCTTAGATAACATTTTAGATATCCGCAAACTAGCGGGACTAAAATAATTATAATTCAAGGAGACAAATAAAATGTCACAATTATTAAATGAAAGATGGTCAGAGACCAAAGCTGCTCTGCTTGAAGGCCTACAAGGTAATAAGCGCGGAACAATGGACGTATGTCTAGAAAACACTCGTCGTTATTTAGGTGAGTCTGCAACTGCAGGTGCTACTAGCACAGGTAATATTGCTACTCTAAACCGTGTTATTCTTCCAGTAATCCGTCGTGTTATGCCGACTGTTATTGCAAACGAAATTGTTGGTGTTCAGCCAATGACAGGCCCTGTTGCTCAGATTCATACACTACGTGTACGTTATGCTGATGACAGCGCTGAAGTTAGCGCAGGCCAAGAAGCACTAAGCCCATTCAGTATCGCTGCTGCTTACTCCGGTAACAACAACGCTGGTACTCCAAAAGGCGACACAACTGCTAGCCTAGAAGGACGTCCAGGTCGTCGTATGAGCATTCAAATCTTGAAAGCTCCAGTTGAAGCTAAGAGCCGTAAGCTCAGCGCTCGTTGGACTTTTGAAGCTGCTCAAGATGCACAAGCCCAACAAGGTATTGACATCGAAGCAGAAATCATGGCTGCTCTAGCACAAGAAATTACTGCTGAAATCGACCAAGAAGTTCTAGGTTCTTTACGTGCCCTAGCTACTGTGGAAGAAACATATGACCAGTCCCTAGTGTCTGGTACTGCTACTTTCGTTGGTGACGAGCACGCTGCTCTAGCTATCCAAATCAACCGTGTTGCTAACTTAATTGCTCAGCGTACACGTCGTGGTGCTGGTAACTGGGCTGTTGTTTCTAATCAAGCATTGACAATTCTACAATCTGCTACTACAAGCGCTTTTGCTCGTACAACAGAAGGTACTTTCGAAGCACCTACAAACACAAAGTTTGTTGGTACATTGAATGGCGCTATGCGTGTTTATGTTGACGCTTATCTAAGTGACGCAACAGCACAAGACAACAACCAAGTTCTAATTGGTTATAAGGGCGCAAGCGAGGCAGATGCCGCAGCTTTCTACTGCCCATATATTCCGTTGATGAGTTCTGGTGTTGTTCTAGACCCAGCAACATTTGAGCCAGTAGTTGGCTTCTTGACACGCTACGGCTATGTCGAGTTGAACAACACAGCATCTAGCTTAGGCAATGCTGCTGACTATCTAGGCAAGGTTGCTATTACTCACGCTAAAGTTAGCTACAAGTAATCAATCCTTATTTGAAGGAAATCGAAAAACCCGCCTTGTGCGGGTTTTTTGTTAAATATATGACTACGTATTATGCGGTACCCTCCGCGTAGGCCTAGAACGTCATAACATAAAGGAAAACAAAATGGGACGTCCAATTAATAAAAAATTCTTCGCTAACACAAACGCACCTTATCAGGATCAAGCAACTGGTGGACCGACTGGTCAAGGTGGTGAAGGCCTGACTAGTGTTACAGTAGGTAGCACTGGAACAAATTATTCTACAGGTGCTACTCTAAGTTTTAGCAATCCTCAATTGCCAGGCGGTGTAGCTGCAACCGGTAGTTTAAGTCTAAACGCTTTTGGTAATGTAACTACAGTTAATGTTGATACAGCCGGAACTGGTTACACAAGCACAGCAACATTCTCTGTTACTACTGCGTCAAGTGTAAGCATCGCAGGTACAGGTACTAGCGCAACAACAGCTATCTATGTTGCTTCAACTACTGGCTTGTTTGCCGGAATGATTGCTAACGGAACAGGTGTTGGTACTAACGCTAAGATTTCAACTATTGGCTCTGGTATCTTAACAATGAGTGTAGTAAACGCAAGTACTGTTACTGGTACAATTATATTTGTTGACGCAGGAACAGGATTGACTGGTTTTGTTTCTGGATTGACTAGTAGTCAACAAAACGGTATTGCAATAACTGCGTTTGTCCCAGGCGGCAGCAGCGGAGTCATTGGCGATATCATGAAACAAGAAGCAAGCCGCAGATACCTTGTCAAAACAGCACAAGGTCAAGGTCAGTGTATTTTAGTCACAACATCTACATTAGCTGCTGGCGAAATGTTCATGACTGCTGTTGACGTAACTGGCGCTAGCTATTTTGTTGACAAGCTAACTGCTCACAGAGCAAGACTATATCGTTACTTAGATAACGGTGGTACTTTTGAAGTTGCTGACGGTGGAGTTTCTGGTTGGAGCTTGGCCGCTGCTACTACAGGTACAGTACAGATTGTCAACAACTAAGTTGTCAAGTCTCTAATAAAAAGGCTCTTCGGAGCCTTTTTTATTGACTACGCACATAATCAAATAAGGTAAATACTGGTATGGCTACTGCTTGGTTTAATCCTCAAATAATATCTCAATACGCCGAACAAGGCGGAGAAGACGTTCACATTAGATGGGACGAGTCTACTGGGTACTCTGGTTTAAAAAGTGCTAACGGTTCGTCGATCGGTACTCTTGATCCTCTTATACATA